GTCCGCGCCAGTTCTCGCCACGTCAGCACAGCCATGGTCAGCCCGTCCCCGCGAGGATGTCAACACGCTCGGCGTTGAGCTTGGCAATCTCTTTGCGGATCTTCTCCAGCTCGGCCCGTTGCTTCTTCGCCTCGGCAATCGCCGGGTCTTCCTGCAGCGTCTCAAAGAACTGCGAAATGCCACCGCTTCGCAGGTCGTTGACCTTCACGGAGCCGGTGCGGATGTTGGCAAGTTCGTTGGCACGTTCGAGGTCGATTTGGAATTGCTGCTCTTGGAGTTGGGCTTGCTTCTCGGCAACCTGCGAAGCAAGCCGCTCTGCTGCCTGCGCCTGTTGCTCGGCTCTCTTTTGAGCCTCTTCAACGGCCTTCTGTGCCGCCTTGGCAGCATCCTCGCGGTCTTTTGCCGCTCCGCTGGCAATGTCTCGCTCGCGGGCGGCGACTTGGTCGATGACAGCCAGCCGGCTCGTCAGCGCGTCAATCGCTTTCTGGTCGCCAGCCTCGCGGGCCGCAGCCAACTGCTCTTCTACACGCGACTGCTCTGCAAAGAGCTTCGTCAGATTTTCAGCGGCCTTTGCACGATTAGAGTCGCCGCCGAACTGCTCATCGACACGCTGCTGCTCAAGTGCAGAGTCGATGATTTTCTGAACGGCTTCGGCCTCGGCCTCGGCCCGCCGACGAGCCTCTTCCGCAAGTCGCTTGTTTTCTTCCGCCGCCCGACGAGCAACGTCAATTTGTTTCTCAAACTCGGCGGTAGCGTTTGCGACTCCGCGAGCGTACTGCTCCGCGTTGAGTTCTTTTGCGTTAGCCTGCTCTTGCAAATCTGCAAGTGCGTTTTGAAACTCCAGTGCAGCGTTGAATCCTGCCTGACCAAACTCACCTGCCTTAGCAATCACCGAATCAAGTGACTTGTTGCCGTCCGTAATCGCCTTCCCGAGCTTCTCTACTTCTTCCGCAGACATAGAAACGGACTCGGCAACCTTGGCTTGAGCTTGCGCCGTCTCCTGCGAGCCACCAAGCAAGCGGCGAAAGAACCCAACGGCACCATTGACAGCGTCGCCGAACAAACCAAAAGCCTTTCCGACCCCGTCGAGGATTGGACCGAGAACAGAGCCGATGGCCTGCGCGACGGCCGTGACGATGTTGACAAGCCCGCTGAACGCCTTGGCGATGCCTTCCACAAGCCCTGTGAACGGCAGCAACACGCTTTGCCCGAGCCCTTGCAGCGACACGAATACGCCGTCGAAAGCGTCACCAAGATTGTCGATGCGTCCCCTGTCTACGTCGCTCAACGAAGCGCCAAACCGCTCCATGTCGGCAGTAGCCTTGCCGATGTTGTTGAAGAACGGCACAAGGTCGGCACCTGCCCTGCCAAACAACGCCGTCGCCGCAGCAGTTCGTCTTGCAGGGTCTTCAATGCCAGCAATCGCTTTTCCGATTTGCTGGTACTGCTCTTCCGGCGACAGCGCCTGCAGTTCTTCAGCCGTGACGCCAATTTCCAGCAAAGCCTTTTGTGCCGCCTTGCTTTCCTCGTCCACGCCCAGCACGCTCTTCTGCAGCCGTCCAAACGCTGCACTGACGGCGTCGATGCTCGAACCGCTGCGGCGGGCGGCTTCGTCTAGTGTCTGTATGAACCCGAACGACACACCAAGCTTGGCGGCGGTGTTGCCCAGCTTTTCGACGCGGTCCTCTAGCGTCGCCAACCCCTGCACGACGGCCGTTGCCGCAGCACCAAACGCCGCGACGCCAGCCACAGCAACCGTAAACGGATTGACGAGCGCAGCGACCGATGTCCCGAGCGACGTAATGCCTTGCGACAGCCCGCCCGCGAACACACGCCCCAAACCTTCGCCGGCAGACGCAAGCCCCGAGATCCGGCCAGAGATGTTCCCTAGCGGTCCAGGCAACGCCGCAAAGATGCCAGAGAGTTCGTTGAACTGGAGCGTGCTGGCCTTGTTGGCGTTCGCTGCCTTTTGAGCCGCAGCCGCCGAATCCTCCAACGGCTTGCGGGCACTGGCGACCGCACGATTGAACTGCTCTTGCGTCAGCAGCCCTTGCTTCTGCAAGGAATTGAGTTCGCGGAGCGATTGCCTGTACCGCTCCTCCGCAGTCAGATTGGCGTTGATAATCTGCGCGGCGCGAGACTCAAGAGCCTGCCGCTGCCGCAACGCATCCGCCTGCACCTTCGCCGCGTCAGCCTGCTGCCTTGCCGCTTCGGACGCAACGCGAGCCGCTTCCGCATTGGCACCGGAAGCCTCCGCAATTGCCCGGTTGTACGTCTCTTGTTCAATGGCACCGAGGTCGAGCAGCCGGTTCAGCTTCTCAACCGCAATCGCCCGCTTTTCTTCCTCGGTGCGATTGGCTTCGGTGACGCGCTGCCCTTCCTCGAAGGCCGCCGCCTGCACGCGAGCCGCTGCGGCAAGTTCCTCAAACTGTTTGGCAAACTCCGGGGCAGCGACCGTGCCTTCTAGTCGAGCCTTCGTCAGAGCGTCAAAGGCTTTCTGCGATGCCTCTTGGGCCTTGGCCGCCGCCTCTGACGAAGTAGCAAACTTATCAAAAATGCCCGTGACCTTGTTCGTCTCATCCCCGAGACGCTTCAACGCCTTCGACACCGGGTCGAGCTTCAAGCCCGACGCGTCAGCGTTGATTTTGAGCGCGAGCGAAAGGACGTTAGCCATCGGGTAGTTCCAAGTCGCCAAGCCCGAAGGCTTTGCGTAGTTCCATCAACGCGGCGATGTCCTGCGATTCATGCTGCGGCGGCTTGTCCACCGGCACGAAATCGTCGGGCTTCGGTCGTTTGCCTTTCTCCGTGTGCGGTGCCAGGGCCACCGCTGCCAACAATCCCGTCTGCCGCCATGAATCCGGCAGAGCCGAGAACCATCGCGTGTAGGCGATATGTTCCGACAGCTCGGCCGAAGTCATCCGGCGGCACAACTCACCCTGGGTCATCTTGAGTTCGCGAGACAACGCGACGATGAACCGCCGCGTCGGGCTCGCGTTCAGGATTTTCCCAGTTGCTCAACATCCTCCTCGGTCATCCGATTGTGCTTCATCGCCTCGTCGAACAGGCGACCCATCACCGCCCCCGACTTCTTCGCCAGCGCGGCCACCTGCTCACGCGAAAAGAGCAGGTCGCCCTTCTCGTCACACAGGACGCGGGCCAGATACTCGGTGCGGAAGTTCTCCACGCCCGTCTCACGCTTGCCCATCCACAGCCGCTCGTAGTTGTCTCGCTCGCCGACGCTCATCACGCGAATGTGAACGTCACCGCCCCACTCGGGGACCGCCACTTTCTTGAGCCCCATATCGTCAGCCGCGAGGATCTGTTCTGCCGTCAGTGCCATGTCGATTGCTCCTATGGATTGGTCGGTGCGCCGACCGTGTCCATCACCTTAAACGTGTGGGCAAATCTCACGACGCCGTTAGCCGTGGCGTTGATAGTCACGCCGCGATAGATGCAGTCCACGTCGCACAGCGTCGCGGCTGGCGTATTGACGGCAGTTGCCCCGTTTAGGGGCGGGTAGCGGCGAATCGTCGCGGCCGGTGCCTGAATGGTGAGTTGCTTCCGTCGCCCGTACTCGCTCGTCGGCAAACTAGCGATGGACAACGAGAGCAACCGCACTTCACCCAGGTTCGGCGTCCACGTAGTCGAGCGGCCGAGCGGCAGGTCGCGTTGAAGGTTGACCTCCAACTCCTGCACTTCAGACAGCGTCGCGCCGCCCCACGTGAACGTGAACCCCTGGCACGGAATCGGCATCGCGGCCTCCCGTCAGCGGGAGATCGTGAGGACGCCCTGACCACGAATCGCGTCGTTCGTCGCCAGCGTCAGCGTGCTGGACTGCACCGTGTGGTAGCTCACCGTCGTGCCACCAACGAGCGTGGCCCCGGCCACCTGGATGTGGTACGTGCCGGTCGCCCCGTCGAAAATCACCGACTTGCCGATGTAGTCGAACGTGATGGTGCGACCCGACCCGCCGTCCTCTGCCGGAGGGACAAGCGGCGCGTCCATCTGGAGAACCTGCTCGCCAAGGGTCTGCCCGAGGTGGCCGATGTTAATCCTGGCATCGGCGGCCGCGCCTGGGTTGTTGTTGGACAGCACGATGTTCGTCACGACGTAGGTGGCACTGACGCCGTCGAGCGTAATCGTGAGTTTCGTGCCGGAAGACGAAACGCCAGTATCGTGCGGAGTCGAGAACGACATTATTCAGGGCCCCAGAGAACTTGATAGGTTTGCGACACGCTATAGACCGGCGGCAAATCACCGCCGGCCAACTGGACGAACCCATCCGCCTCATTCAAGAGGCTGACGAGCCGAACGCTCACGTAGTTTCCCACGCCGCCGCCCCACCCGTCCAGACACGACCGGACGGCGTCAGCGAGGTCTCTTACTTGCTCATAGCCCTCCGCGAAGAGGTCGATAGCAAGCGTCACCGTGGGCATCCCGACCGGGCCGGATAGCGACTGCTCACGCTGGACGCCTTGCCGCCGCCATGTGGCGAACGGCAACGCCGCCGACGCCGGGGCAATGACCGGGTAGATGCGGCCAGCCAGAATCGACGCCACGGCGGGGTCAGCTATGAGCAGGTCGGCAATCACTTTTTCGGGGGCTTTGAAACTCAATCCACACCTCCCGTCGCGGATCTGGTCAGGGTCGCCAACGCCTGCTCTAGGGACAGCCGCAGTTCCCGCTGGAGGATTTCCGCGACCTGGCCCTGGGCCTGATTGAACGCCGTCTGGAGCGGCGGCCGACCGGTAGACCCGCCGACCGGCATGGCCGGGATGCTAATGGGCGTGGACGATTTCTTGAAGAACGCCTGCGGCGTGCCCGGCTCGGTCTGCACCCGCTGGCCGCTCTGGCCGCGTGGCATTCGGGGCGTCTTCAACATCCGAAACTCGCCGAGCCGGTTGTAGCTCGATGCGATGTAGCCGCCCTGCCGCTTCACCTCGTGCGTCACGACATCGACGGTCTTGCCCGACTTCATCCGCCGAACGTGGCCGAGTCTCGTGTACGGCTTGTCCGCAGGCTTCATTACCATGCGGCTTTGCGTGCCTTGCTCCAGCCACCACTGGTGAAACGCCCGGTCCTTCCCAGCCCGCACGCTGCCGCCCGCGGCACTGGACGAATCCGCCCGCCCGGCACGGCTATAGCCCACGATGCCGACCGCGACGCCGTCCAATCCGTACTCGACCACCTTGGACGTAACCGCTCGCTTCAGGTTGCCGGTCGGCCCGACAGGCGAGACTTCCCGCAGCCGCATCTCAACGGGCTGAATCGCTTTCTCAATCGCCGCCGCGAGCAGCTTGGTCTTCGCCGGGTTGTCCTGCAGCGTGCGACCGAGGGCGTCCTGCAACTCGCGGAGCCCTTCCATTCGCGCCGACAGGAAGATGCCAACGGTCGCCATTAGTCCACCCGCTCAGTGCAGAGTGCTTCGTGGTGGCTGCGGTTGCCATGTTCGAGGAGCGACGCGATTTCCAGCACGCGACCACGCCACAGAATCCGCATCGTGCTGGTCATGTCCGTGACGTACCGCATCCGCACGCGATGCGATACCTCGGTCTGCTGCTGCCCCTGGAGCAACACCTCACGGCTCGATAGGCCGTCGACGCTGGCCCATCGCTCCGCGAACGTCTCCCACGTCTGCACGGTCTCGCCCATGGCGTTCCGTCGCTCGGTCGCCTGCTGAATCGTCACTCGCTCGCGGAGTCGGCCGAAGTCAATCATGTGCCGTACAACACCAGGGTGTAGGAGGCGGTGCCCGAAGTGAACTCCGTCTCGATGCGAATCATGTGACCGCTGGCATCCCAATCCGAAACGCCGCAGTTGCCGAACGACCGAACGACCTCATTGGGCAAAGTCTGGTCAAACACCACGCAATCGCGGCTGCTCTGGAACGCCACGCGGGAGACGTTGGTAAACGACACCACGCCGCCCGCCGCGTCGCGGAACTGCGGCAGCATCGGGTTCGTCTGCACCGTCACACCAGCCGTGCCGACCGTGCCCGTCACCACCGCCACCTTGCCCTCGGTGTATTCGGTGGCGTCCTGTATGGCGATGCTCTTAAGCGACTTGACGGCCGTCACCGTGTCATCGTCTGCAAACTGCACATCGACGGCGATGCGACCTCGGATGCTCACTGGTAGCTCCCCCACTTCGCGGAATCGAGCAAGGCTTTGACGCCAAACGGAATCTCCGAGAGGTTCACGGCGTCAGCCGCCATCCGCCGCTCGTACCACATGCCCACGAGCCACAGAATCGCGTTCTTGATTCGCTGCTCTACGGCACTGCCGTCAGCACCCTTGCCGCCCCACCACGTCACGCTCACGGCGTTGTAGTCGAGTAGATGGCTCGGCCAGGAGCCGTTGTAGAGCGTGCGGATCACGCCCGGCGTCGCATCGCGGTCCACCCGATACTGGCTCGTCGCCAGAGTCGCCGTTGCCTGCGTCTCAATCGTGTAGGTGATGCTGACCGCTGTCACCGTGCCGCTGCTCGCCATCGGCGGGCGGGGCAGTTCGATTTCGCGTGGAAACGAATCGAGCGTCATCCGGTACTGGGTATGGATGAACGTCTCGTCGCAGTACGCCTCGCACCACTCTCTCGCCGCCGTGATGAGCGACGAGATGTAGGCATCGTCGGTGGACGTATCGACGCGGCAGTGGCTCTTCGCCTCCGCGAGCGTGACCGGCTCAACCGCTGGCTGCGTCAGGGTTTTGAGGCTTCGAAACCGCACGCTTCGTCCTCCTGGGGGTGGCGTCGGCACGCTCGTAGTCGTGTTCGACGCTCGCCGTCTCAATCAGATCCATCTGCTGCTCACGCTCGGCCAAGCCGTCGCGGATGAGCCGCAGGGCAGTCTCGTCCTCACAATCGACCACCGTGCCAAGGCGATAGGTCGAGTAGTTCTTCAACAGTCTTATTTTCATGATTGGGGCACACTCCATGCAGTTTTGGGCTTACCGTTCGCCGTGTAATCCGACACGTACTGAAACACCGGCTTGGCAAGGTCTTTGCCCGGCCAGACCGCGACCCATTCGCCGTGGCCGATTGAGACGCGGGGCGAGACGTAGACGCGGTTTCCAGCCTTGCGGAACTGCTTCCAGAACCAGATGTCGGCGTCGGTTCGCCCGTCGCCGTACTCGCCCTTGTCATTGGGCTGGTCCTGAAACCACGGCTTCGGTGTTCGCTTGAGAGCCTTGGTGGAAATCACCGTGCAGCCGAAGTGGGCACTGTCCACCTCTTGCACGGGCTCGGCAAACCACGACATCGGCAGTTCCGTTGACCCTCCAGGCGGCTGCGTGTCCAGCGTCCCCTTGAGCGTGAACATCGGGCGGCCGTCCTCCCGCTTCACCTGCATGGGGGCCAGGGCGTCGCACTGAAACGCCATCGCCATGGCGACCAGTTCCTCGACCGTCTTGCGGTCCCAGAACGAATCCATGTCGGTGCAGAGCAGGTATTCGGTGGAGTCGGCGAACTGCTCCATGCACCGCTGCAAGACCTGCCCCCAGAGAGCACCTTGCCCGAGCGTCGGGCGGATGCCGAGCGGCATCAGGGCTTGAGCCCATCCGAAGACGTTGCTCAATGGGCCGAATCGCGGCCCGCTCATGATGCACTCGATGCGAACGTCTACGTCCGTGCCGCCGACTTTGACAATCATGCCTGACTCCAGAAACGAAGATGGCGGGCATGGCCTTGTGCCACACCCGCCATCCACTGTGTCGAGGCTGTCAAGCAATCAGCCGGAGTACTTGAGCAACGCACCCTTGGCGGAAGCCGACTCGGCACCGACTTCGCCCTTGGAGAGCCGACCCACGAGCACCACGCGAGCGTTGGTGTCGTTCGGGGCGGTCGCCAGCGAGATATATCGCGGCTTGCCCCGCAGGTCGAAGTCCAACCGCACGATGGTCGAGGCAGCCGTCTGCGCCGCCGCCGTGTTGGCCGAACTGGTGATGCCACTCACAGACCCGTAGGTCGAGGTGTAATCAGCCAGGGCCGCCACGGTGTCGCCAGCCCGCAGGCTGAACGTGCTGGCAACCGCCGAAGTGCTGACGCACGCCCCGTAGACGCCGTCCACCGACAGGTACTCGTAGCCGAGCGTGTCAATCGTCAGGGCCACGGTGGCAGCCGAGCTACCGCTGGTGACGAGTGAAGCAACGCTCCGAGTGGATTCCGCGAAGTTCAAGGGTCAGTCTCCTAGAGGGTCAAAGGTCAGGCGGCGAACCGGAGGGCAACGACAGGACCAGCCTTGCTCGTGTCGCCAAGGTCGTTGGCGACCATCGCCACGCGAGCGGTGGCGAAGGTGAGCATCTGGTCGAACTCGATGAACCGGCTGGAATCGGTCTTGATGGTCACCTCGCGGCGAACGCCGTAGGTCGCAGCCTGGGCGAGATCCCCGAACAGGCAGGCCACCTGCGAGTTGGTGCCGGTCAGGCGATTCTCAAGCGGCTGCGTGATGACAACCGGGAAGCCGAGGAACGAGAGGTTGGAACCACCCGCCACGTCGGCCTGATTGTTCCCCGAGGCCGCCATCATCAGGCGAAGCATCGAGGCACCGTAGCCAGCGGGCGAGACGTACCACTTGGCATTCCCGCGAGCCCGAGCGTAGACCGGGAGCCGAGCCACCGTGTTGGTGAAGTCGGCCAACTCCAGCCCGCCGAACGTGGTGTTGCCGCTCTTGGCGTTCACCACGCCCGCCGTGTGCGTGCCATCGATGATGGCAACAGCCACGCCGGTCGTGCCGTGGTAGGTCGCCCCGGTGCCGGTGCCGATGAAGCCCGAGTTGTCGAAGGCTTCGCTGAAAGCCTGCGCCACCTCGACCGCCATCAGGTCGGCAAGGTCGACCACCGAATCCTCGAACAGCGACATCGGGATGCGATTGTCGATGCCCCAGAGCTTCGCCGTGAGCTGGATGTTGTCCAGCGTCACATCCGAAGTCGACGGGGCAGCGTTCTCCCCGATGGGCCGAGCGGAAAGGCCGCCGGTCCGACGGGCAATCAGCATCTCGCCGGTCGGCATCGTGACGTTGCGGGCGTTCGCGGGGAACACGCCGAACTCCTCGACGAGCCGAATGACTTCCGCCGACAGCTCGGGGCTGGTCAGCACACCGCCGAGGCTGTTGATGCCGCCCGCCTGGGCGCGAACCTCGACGCCGTGGTCATGGCACCACCGCCGCGCCTCGGCATCGCCGGTCAGCGTGGCCTTGATTGCCATGCCCGCACGGTACGCCCGCTCTTCGCAGCGGAAGCCACGGAGGGGACGAATCGACTTCGGCACGGCGTAAACCTTCGAACGGCTCTCCACGGCGGGGGCCTCCTCGGGGGTCTCGGTCTTCTCGACTCGCTTGGCCGGGGCACCACGCTCCAGCACGGCGCGGAGCTCCAACTCCTTCGCCTGCACCCGCTGCAGGAACTCAATCCGCTCGCGGAGCTTGTCGGCCTTGGTCTCAAGGCTGCGGAGCGACGCCTCTTGCTCTTCGCTCATGGGCTCGGCCGGAGCCTCACCATCGGGGGCACCTTCGGTCAGCGTCTCCATCTCGGCGACAACGGAAGCCAGTTCGTCGAGCAGTGCCTTGATCTTGTCCACGAGGTTTCGCTCCTGTGTTCGGGTCGCGGCGACCAATCGCCGTCTACCCCGAAACTAAGAAGCGAACCCCCGACCCATGCAGTTATGGGACGGCGTTAGTAAACAACTTTCGCCGCGCGACTTCGGAGGCGGGCAGCAGTTGCTTGTCCGTGCAGCCGCAACGCGGGCACCGCAGATAGCGAGTCTGGTACTCGCCAGACCGCTGCGAGGACGCCACCGCAAGGCGACCATCGCGGCACTTCGGGCACGAATCGCCACTAGCGGCCATGCTTCGCCAGATACTCGCGGAGGTCTGCGGTCTTTTTTGCCGCCGCAATAGCACGTTCCGCATTCGCGAATCTGGAACGCTGGAACACGTCGAACGACCGCTTTGCTACCGTCACGTCGGCATCGGGATACGCCGGGAACGTCACCGGGCCAACGTCCAGCAGCGTGTCTACGCGGGTGATGGTCCGCACGCTGCGTCCGTCCTCTACGCTCCACGCATCGCCGCCGCTCGGGACGGTGAACGAGAACGACGAGCCCTTGACGATGCCCGCCCGAATGTTGCTGGCGATGTCCCACCCGTAGGTCGTGTCGGGCACCGGGAACTCATACCGCAAGCCAACGTCATCGACCGAGAGTTTCAGCGTGCCGGGATAGCGGGCCAGCGGGAAGTTCGCATCGTGATTCCACAGAGCCCGCGTCTCCAGCGGCTTCTTCCGCCCGCGTCGCTCTTGGACGATGCCGAACGCAGCAGGGTCGATCCGCTCGATGAAGTCGCCCAGGTCGAGGGAGTTGACGCCGAACTTGGCGGCGTAACCCACGACGTACTCGCGGTCGGTTCCGTCTTCGCTGCGGGTCTCGACCGACAGGAGCGGCACGGCCGACTCCACTTCGTCAATCGCCAGGGCGCGTCGTTCGATGTTCATTTCTTCTTTCTCCCACGCTTCGGCTTCTCAACCGGCGGCGATTCCGGTTCGGGTTCGCTCCGCACGAACTGCGGCGAATCGTCCACCCACACGTCCACCTCGACGCCAGCCTCTTTCGCGGCTTCGTCCTTCAGCCGCTCGCCCACGAGCAACACCTGCGAAAACGCATCGGCGTACTCGCCCAGCGTGTCGGTGACGGTCTGCCGGTTGTCGGCGGTGTCAGGCCGACGGCTGACCATCACGACCGTGTTGCCGTCCGCAACCGCCTTGCGTGCGAACTCGCCCCACAGGGCAGGGTCGGCGGCGAACGTCCGGTCGAAGTCGATCGAGACGGTCATCGCTCGTGACGCTGGGAGCGAACGACCGAACGTGGCCGGTTCGTTGGCCGGTTCCGCAGGGACCGCCGGGGGCGTGTTTTCAGGCACGCCCGCGAGAATCGCGTCAATCTGTTCGGGACGCATGGCCGGGAAGGCTGCCGCAACCGCTGCAGCGGCACCGGTTCTAGTTAGAACGCCTGTGGCAACAGCCTGCAGGATTGCGAGCAGCCCCGTGATTTGGGCACCGTTGAGCGACACGTCGGCCACCTGGGGCTCGGCATCGCTCGCCGGTGCAGATTCGACAGGAGCATCGGTGGCTACGGGCTCGGCAACCGGCTCGGCCGCCGGAGCCATCGCCAGCCGGGCCGCAGCGTTCGCCTGCTCCAAGGTCTGGAAGTTCAGCGGCACCACGCGGATGTCGCCGCCGTCCACCGGATTCAGATTCTCCAGACCGCGAATCTCGTTGACGCTGAAGACGCCCAACTGGGCCATCGTGTTGTAGAACGCCGACCGCCCAGCGGCATCGGCACGCAACGCCCCGCGAACGTCGAACTCCGCGAACGTCTCGTCATCCGTGAGCAGGTCGCGGGTAATGGCAGACTCAAACCGCCGCAGCCAGGGCATCAACCCGTTCTGCACGTAGTCGAGGCTCTGCTGTTCGATGTTCGAGAACGACGAACGCGACAGGTCGCCCACGAGATGCGGCGGCACGCCGTAGATGCGGCACACCTCTTCGACCGCAAACCGGCGGCTTTCAAGGAACTGGCTCTCTTGGTTGTTCCCGCCGAACGAGTCGATTTTCAGCCCGCCCTGCAAGACCGCGACCCGATGGCTGCGGTCAGGGCCACGATGCGCCCGCTCCCACTGGTTCCGCGTGTTCTCGGCCGCCTCGGGCGAAAGCATCTGGTCCGTGGTCAGCACGAGCCCCGGCCGGGCTCCATTGCCGAAGAACGCCGCGCCGTGGATCTCCAGGGCACGGGCAAACCCAATCGCGTCGCCTGCAACCTCGACCGGCACCATGCCGTTCACGCCGTCATCCGACAGCCATCGCAGGTGCATGACCGCATCTTGCGAGTAGACCGTCGAAGAGCCCCGGTCCTCCCGGTACGTGTACCGCAGCCGCCCGTTCTCCAGGCGGTCCACCTTCATCCGCGAGGGATGCAGCGGAACCAACTGCCGCGAGTCGCCAGCCCCGCGAATCTCGCAAAACGCATTGCCATGCGTGAGCAGGTGGAGCATGAGTGTTTCCCGCCACTCATAGCTCGTCTGCCACTCGTTCGGCGTCGTGTGCAGCAGCCGATACAGCGGGTTGTCGCGGGCCAGTTCCTTGCCGCCACCAGCGAGCCGCCGATAGAGGTTGAGCGGAAGCCCGGCCACCGACGCCGACAGCACGCGAACGCACGCCAGCACGACCGTCGCCCGCAAGGCACTCTCAGGGTCAACTCGCACGCCAGACGGATTGCGACCGCCGCCAGCCCAGCCGCCGGATTCGTAGTCCCAACTGCGGGAATCGCCTTCAGGGAGCCACAGGATGCGGGTGTTTTGGGCAATCATAGGATGAGGATGGAGGGCTCGATTGCCGGCCCTTTCACCTCTTGCGACGCATGGACGCCAAGAGCCATGACAAGGGCAACAAT